GTTGTTGTTTGCCCTTTCCTTTAGAGCTAGAAGATTGATTTTGATTCATGAGTATATAAAGAATAAAGAACTTTTATATGGGATCCCTGGAGTTCTAAAACCAGCGACTATACATCCCTCATAGCGTGCCGTCCTAGGCACTGCCCATCCGTGTAGTCTGTCGACATTCTGATTGCTCTTAGTACGGAAGTATTGAGACCCATTAGAGTAGAAACAGGTCACCGTTTTGGATGATTAAATGAGGAACCCCATAAGTAGTTTAACGTCATGCTCAGGACGTGATACCTAGTGGACCTTAGTTACGGAAGTGTCTAGACACACCGGAACCAAGTACGTAGTCCCACCGATCAGGTTGGACCTTATCTAAAAGAAACTCACCCAAACGTGGTTCCTTCGCGAGGAGATCTACGGTGCCCATCCTTGGACAGACACCGGTTCTCAACTCCGCGAGGTTACGTGGAAGGCGAACTTTCATAATAGGATCAGGATCCACCCCGGTCAGTAAGATTGGAATGTCGATTTTGGTATCAACAGGATCAGATATATACTCAGGAAGAGGACCAAATTCAGGAACCTCCACTAACAGATGATGATGTTTCCGAAACACATCAGTAGAAGACTCAGCTTGTCGAACTATCCCTAGGGCCAAACCCTTAGGAAGCTCTCCAAGTTCAAGACATAGTTCACGACGACGTTTTACTAAATTAGCGAACCGACGCTGGAAAGATGTTATATGAAATCTATAATCATCTGGAGCTATGAAGCCCAGACCACCACGCCACCGAGGTATGAAAAGATTGTATTCACCGTAATTAGTGATACGATCGATCAACGAGGAGTTGTAGTGAATGAACCGACGAAGAGCCCTGAAGGGGTTCGAAGATCCATGAAGAATCGAGTTCCATATATCATCCAAAGGCATGATTTTGACAGCCTCCCGACCAGTCAACTTCGATTGACCAGTTAAGAGACCTACGTTAAAGAAATCGATCATCTGGAACTGATGATGATTTTGATGACGCATGATAGGCTTGTCATTCTCTGAATAGTAAAACATCGTAGAATTGATAACGATCACAGACTCGTGTACATAGTTCTTTCCAAGAGAAAGTTTAAACCCGACCTCACCGAGAATCTCTAACCAGATTGAATAGAGCATTTTATCAGCTCTAAACAAGATGTCGTCCCCGTTCACGAGGACCGCGAGATTCTCAGGTTTGAACTTCGCACACCAACGTCTCTCACAGGCCATCCAGTACGCAATCAAATTGATCGTACAGAGGATAGGGAATGAGGTTATGGAACCCATTAACTGTCCATTTCGTTGGATAATAGAATCTTCCGGTAGGTGTTCAAACCTATTAGGATATGATATCTCTTGTTCATAGATAACTGATCGGAGACAATCGAGGAGATCATCGGAATAGCCCTTCTCTTCGCAAATCGAAAGAAGAACTTCGTACACGGCCTTAGTACCTTTAATGTTGAGTCCATCTGTAGCCGCTGCATAATCACCAGAAACCCAAAAAGGCTTCTCCATATCCCACAACTGTTCCGACTTATCGAGATACATTTGCAGGTCAGTTTGCATACAACGTTCACGAATAAGGATACCTTCAAGATCGTCCACAAGTAGAGGTCTACCTGTTAGACTAAACTGAGGATACTTTTGAAGGTGGTTCCATAAACCTTTCTGAAAGAAACGACCGAGCCATTGCGTAAGCGCAGGCCCTTTCGTTATTAATCGAACTTTCAGTGGCTCTAAGATAGCTGACACTGTAGAAGTACCCCAAATATTTCGCTTTTGGAGTTCGCGTATGCGGGGCTTAGCGCGCTTCACAACATCATCGACCTTTGGTGCAATGACACCACGGAACTCATGAACATCGTCTGGAGAAGTTTGAATCATAGAATGAAGTTCGTCGTAGTAATGGAAACCTGGACCTACTAACTCGCCAACACCTGTGCCCCTCGGGAGAGGACCCAAAGTGCTAACGAATTCTTTAAAGTTTTCCTTAGCGCAACTATTCATTTCTTCCCATTCCCCACGAGTAGTGGACAGCTCACCTAACATCTCATTCTCGTAATTAGTTAGTGTAAGTTGTTCCTCATAGGTCATAGGTCTGTCCCACATCTGTCTGATGAATTGTCTCCCACCACCTTCGGATCTCATCGACTCGAAGGCAGCGGAAGGCGAGGCCTCAAACAGTTTAGGTTTAGGTGCGTCGAAGGGTTTACCGTCATATCTGAAAATTGCTTTTTTACTTGCCTTATCCGCAGAATCCCAGCGGGGATCTGCATTAGGGAAAAAGCGGATACAATAGTCAAGGAACTCATTTTCAAATTCCTCTGACATTGTATCCTCCCTGGTCAAAGTTTCTTGATGACCAATAAGACTAGTTTCAATGTAAGATTCAGGTACGACAGCACAGCCTCTCTTCACACCCTGAAGAATAGTATTCCAGAGTTTAAGATTTTTTAAGGACCAGGAAACCAATCGGTTCTTAAGAAGACGACGAACGGATCCAGTGAATAGCAGTGGAAACCCGACAAATCCATCAGGTTTTGGAGGTAGTTCATTATGAAGGAATTTAGCTAGTGGGTACACGGTAACATATTTCGCGAACTTAACGAATTTGTTCTCATCCCAACTAGCAGCTCTAAAGTAGAAGCTTAATTGACTCTCAAGATCACAACTCAAGAACCGAGGAACCTCATCACATAGGGCCTCATACATTGCGCGAGCAAAGTACAAAGCCATATATGGTGATTCTCCTCTGAGTTTGATCTGTCCTTTAGAAGTTTT